GCTTAGAGGCAGCCATCATTTAAACAAAGCGTAACAGCTGACCCATCGAGAAAATTGGCGGTGTCTTTAACTCCATATGTTTACGGGATTCGTGCGTTAGAAACACCCCTGAAACTCCCAAATTCTGATTATAGTGATAAGATTCGTTTCTCATTGCCTAAGAAGAATTTCAATCGACGGAGAATTTTCCGTCGCTTGAATTGGGGGTCTGTCCCTGGATTTGTACCTATTTGTTGCGACACGAATGACCCCTTTTCGGTTAAGTGTGGATTTGTCAAACGGTTGTTGCGTGACCTACCTATAGCTGAGGATGGCTTTTATCGTGATTTCGCAAATTTTGTTACTGAATGGTGTTCTTGGAATTTGGTACCTCTTACTTCTGTTATGGATTATTGGGAATGGCGTGCTACGCTCGATTTTCCAGAGAGTCGTTTGAAACAGTATGATTTAGCCTTTGAAAAATTGCGTGGATGCGCTCCAACGTTAAAGCAAAGGTCACATATCGATACTTTCGGGAAGACTGAGCAATATGACGAGTTCAAGTTCATGCGGATGATTAATTCTCGTTGTGATGCATTTAAAGTCTTTTCCGGACCAATTTTCAAGTCCATCGAGCAGGTTGTTTATCAATCTAGCTATTTTGTTAAGCATCTCACACCGACGCAAAGGCAGGAGCGGATCATGTCTATGAGAACTTTTAATTGTGCTTATTATAGTACTGATTTCAAAGCCTTTGAATCGCATTTCACGCCTGAACTCATGCGTTCTTGCGAGTGTGTGTTGTATCAATATATGTTGTCTCATTCGTTTGATTCTACCATTATATGCAACACACTGTGTGGTCCTAATCGCATGCGCACAAGGTCTGGTATTCGTCTGACTATTCGTGGACGCCGGATGTCTGGCGATATGTGTACTTCACTCGGAAATGGATCCACTAATCTGATGCTGTTCTTGTTTGCTATGCGTTCTAAAGGAGTGGCAGAATATCAGGTTAGGGCGTTGGTTGAGGGGGATGATGGTCTTTTCGCAATTCCTATGTCCGTAAGCTTGACTTCTTCTGATTATTTGAAGTTTGGTTTTACCATCGACATTAAGAGGGAGAACGACCCTTGTGAGGCCTCTTTCTGTCGATTGGTGTTTACATCTTCAGGTCAAACAATCAGGGATCCGTTTAGGTTTCTAAATTCGTTTGGATTTACTTCATCGTTTTTGGATGCCCGGTCTCATGTGATGGATCAGTTGCTTAGAGCTAAGGCCCTGAGTGCTTTGTATGAGACGCCACATTGTCCCATTGTTGCTGTTCTTGCCCATAAGGCTTTGCAACATACTGTTGGTGTTTGTCCTCGTTTTGTGAGAGATGGCTATCACATTATTCCACATGATGAAATTAAAATTGTGGCATTTGATTGCTTGCCTGAAACTAGGCTTCTGTTTCAGAAGAAATTTGGCGTTTCAGTAGTTGAACAACTTTTGGTTGAACAATACATTTCAGATGACCGTTTGGATCTTGTTTCTAGTGTATTGTTTCCACATGCGCATAATTTGATTATGGAATCCAGATTTTATTTATAATCTTGGGTTGAGAAATGGTAAATAGTCTGTTTCTCGGACCTTGTGTCTTCTTTATTGGGTCGCCATACTGAGCCTTCGGGCTTCAAGTCGCTGTTTATACGCATGATGCCTAAAACCAAAGCTGCTAAATTACGTGCGAAATTGAAACGTCAAGTTGTTAAGTCTCTGGTTACTGGGACTGGATCTTATGTTCCAGTACCTGGAACCAGGCCCCGTGTGCTTAAAAAGGGATCTGGTAAGTTTACTGATTGGTTGAAGTATATACCGCGGGGCGTTGGGGGAGTCTCTGGTCTTTTGACTGGTGGTCTTTCTGGCGCTCGTAGCGGTTGGGATACAGGCGCCGAACTGTCAAAGAAAATCGGCTGGGGTGCTTATGGGTCTGTTCCTGTTTCTGATAATGGCATCAACTTTGCCACACCTGTGCCTGCTATTCATACTACAGATGAGTCGTGTAGTATTAGCAAGACTGAGTATCTAGGGGACGTATATACGTCTGCTGTGGCTGGTCAATTCTTCAGTCGGACATTTGATTTTAACCCCGGAGTCTTTTTGATTTGGGGATCTCAATTGGCCCAGCTGTTTCAAGAATGGCGTCTTGACGGTGCTGTTGTGAGCTTTCG